TTTTTTAAGAGAGACTGATAAACTCTCCACCCAATTAATCTTGCGAAATACAGGAGGAAAAAAAAGAAACAATTAGCCATTGTTGGGATAACCAACACGGATGGTTCCACGGATGATCGTGGTGATGAGGACAGCTTTGTTGCTGACCTTTGTGGCGTCGGTGTTGAGCCAGTGGTTGACACAGACTTTGACGCGGTCGGTGGGGAGGAAGGGCGATTTGATCACGGGAGAGAAGCTGGAGAGCTCACACGGGACAGCGGAATTGGAGATGGCTCCAATGGGACCACCCATTGTGATCCTCACAGCGCCGGGGTTCTCAATCATGGTGAGTGGGTCGGGGGTGACGTCAGAAGTCACGAAGCGGATGTCGACGGTGCCTGGGTAGGTGGCGCTGGCTTGGGCGGGGAGGACGACTACTTCCATAGACTCAAGCTGGGCGTAGCGGTAGGGGAGGATGAGGGCTCGGATTTTAGTATTGGCGGCGAGGTCGAGGTCGGCGAGGAGGTGGGCTCCGGTCCATTCCGTGGCTTGGATTTGAAAAGGAAGAACAAGGCTGGGGCCAAGATCGCGAGGAACGTCGAGAAAGGTCGGGCGCGGGGCGAGAGCTTTATTAGTAAGTACGTGCTCAACGTCCAGCACAGAGCGAGCAGAGGCAGAAGAATCCATGACAGCAGTCGGGGTAGTAGTGCGGGGCGGGGCTGGCTCTGAGCTGGAGGATTTGACGGCATCAATCAGAAGAGGAGCGAGAGCTGTAGCGAGTTCAGCGGCGGTGGCAGCAGCAGCAAGGGCCATCGAAAATTGGAAGTCGAGAGAGTTGGTGCTGCAAATTGAAAATGAAGAGACGCAGGTTTTAAGATTATACGGGGGAAATGCCTTGGAAGATGGACTCGTCGGAAAACCGAGAGCGAATGACTTGACCTTGGGAACGTAAAACGCGCCGAACCCACGTCGGGACTTGAAACCAAAAGAAGTCGGAAAAGTGAGAAAAGAGGTCGACGTTGATGTCAGAGAAGCCAATGCGGAGCATGCTTTTGACGTCCTTGGGGGCGAAGCGGCAGATGTAGTCAAAGACGGCGGCCTGATAGATGTGATCCTCGAGAGGAATGAGGGACCAGAGGACATCTCCGAGTGAGTGACCCACGGCGAATTCGGAGGTGTAGCTGGCAATTTTCTCGTGGATGGAGCCGTCGTTGTGGGCGACGTAGATTTTGGCGAAAAGAGCGCGGGGGGCGCGGAGTGCACCGTGCTCGTTCAGGAAAAAGCCACAAAAGAGGGGTTGTTTGGTGAACTCCAGTTTGAAGGTGAGGAGGAGCATAGGCTCGACCACGGCCCAGATGGGATTTTCAGCGGGGGTGCCGCAGATGTCAGAGTCGTCTCCACTGACGGCGACAGCGGTGGGGCCAGAAAGAAGGTCGTAGCGAGAGGCGAGGACGGCGAGATTGTAGTCAGTGTTGTCGTCGTAGGTTCCGGGCTCGCCGGTGAGTCGCATGCTGGTGAGGGGTCCGAATTGGCAGCTGATGTTGGTCTTGAGGTGAAAGTGGTAGTCAACCAGAAAGGTGGGGATAGAAAGTCGCTGCATTTTCTTGATTTCAAAGACGACGGCTTCACCGCCCTGGGACTGGTCGAAAGCAGAGTAGTCATTGCAGGTGTGGGTCATGTTGGGCTTGCAGAAAGACCGGGCCCATTCTCCAAGCTGGGCGGGAGTGTGACCAGCGTAGATGAAGACGTGGTCGTGGGGTTTGCGATCGCGCATGACGCGCTGGTATTTCTTGACGGGACCGAGGAAGAGAATGACGGCGTCGTGGGCGAGGGCCAGGGTCTGGCAGGCCTTCCAGCCGGTGAAAAGGGAGTTCTCGTTGACTTTGTGCTGGGCTTTTGAGAAGATCCTGACAACGCTGTGGCGCCAGGTGGGGTCCGATCTTTCGGCGTTGGCCGCGATGGTGGCCTTGGTTTTGCTGCTCAGTTGATGGAACTCGTTGTCATTGATGCAGTCGGCGAAGAGACAGGGGTCGAAGGGGTGGACAAAATTTGGGTCATAGCCGAAGACGGAGCACCAGGACTCATAAAGGATACCTCCCAAGATGATGTCTTGATCAGAGAGGACGTAAGCAGAGTCAGACGCGCGGAAACGGAGACGCTTCTTGATGGAGCTGGTGAGAAGGGTGGGGTCCTTGCCAGGCTGATGTTTGGGGGCGATTAAAGTGGGGTCCTGTGTGCCTTCCATGGTGAGAGAGCTGGGGAGCTTGCGACCGAATT